CGGAGTCGTGGTCGCAGTGGCCCCGAAGTCCGAACTCTGCGCGATGACCGTAGCGGGTGCGACCTGCCCGGTGAATAGAATCCCATCACGGAGAGCTAGCCCGTTGATGCTGGTCCCCATGGCGGTCGTTGCGGCTCCCCATGTGGCGCCGTTGTCCGTCGACGTGCGTAGGCCGCTGGAGGTCGCCGCGTAGAGATTGGACCCGGACTTGAGGAAGCCTCGCCACCCGTCGGTTGCCGACCCAAGTGCCGTAAACGATGTTCCGCCGTTCGTGGAGGACCGGACCTGCCCCCCGTTGTTTGCGGCGTACAGCGTCGTTCCTCCGTCGGTTCCAAGCGCCTGGTAGATGTCGCCATAGATCCAGGCGGAAACCGTGGTCCAGGTGACTCCACCGTCAACCGATTTCCGCATCCCCATTCCGCCAGTTCCACCAGCGTAGATGGCTCCGTCGGATGTGGATGCGAGGGCGCGGCACGCAACTCCAGGGAGGCCCTGTGTCCAAACCGACCCATCGGCACTCCACCAGATTCCAGAATCCGTCGAGCCAACGATGATGCGTCCGGCGAATGCGCCACCCTTTACCACGCACACCGATTGCCAGGACCAAACCGGACACTGGAGAAACGGCGTCCACTTGACGCCATCGTGGGACCAGTGCACACGATCCCCGTTTGCTCCCGCCGCGACGAGCCTACCATCGGGGAGGAGATCAATTCCACGCCACGCCTTCGACGTAGCCACAATCCACCCGGGAACCTCCTCGATGGTCGAGGAGAAGTCGCATACCTGGATCGGATCGCCTGCGATTGGGTTTACAATGCGCTCCGACCGGGCTGGGGCGAATCGCACAGACTCGGGGGACACAGCAACAGCAGAATCTCGGAAACCCCTGTAGGGGCTTGGAGATACTGCTTCAACATCTGGGGACCCCCATGCCCCGTTCTCGAAGCGCCAACGCCTCCCGGTATCCGTGGCAATGCCATCGGACCCCTCGGGACCCTGTAGGGCCAGGACCTCGGCCTCCGTGCCTGTGTACTCATAGCGGATGGCGGGGAATTGTCCAACGACTCGTGTCTGTGCGGCCATGTGCTGGGCTCCTTTTGGGCTTTTTGGAAATTAGACGATTCTGGGGGCTTGTTGCACGAAAATCACTCAGGCCAGGGACCCTTGCCCATTTCGGCTAGGACGTAGGGGTCTTCGAGGAGGCTTTGGTCAATGGGCTTGATGAGGTCTTCCCAGCGGCTCTGGGCAAGACAGCGGCATTGGACGGGCTGTCCGGGGGGCTCCAGGGGGTCATTGGGACCCCTGGGAACCTCTTTACCCTCTACGATCCAGATTCCCGGCTTCCCGTAGACCCCAACCTTCCCTTCGGCCCCCCAGTGGCTCGGGCGTGCCGTGGGGTACCTGCCGCCTGGATTCCCCCGAACCCGCTCGTCCATGGCCGTGCGCCATGTGTAGGTATCGAGGCCCATGGCCAAGGATCTCTTCTCGACCAGTTGGCCCGTGAGCTTGCCGATCTGGTCCCGGGCGATCAGACGGGCCCGGTTGTACGACATCTTGTTGGTCTTAAGGATGTCCATGAGCAATTGTTCCGGACGCTTGCCGTTGGTCACGGCGTCCAGGGCCATGGTCTCCATGCGGCTCAGGTGCTCTCCCACGAGGGACTTGACCAGTTGGCGATTGGTGGCCGTCCAGTCCCCGATTGCCTTCTGTACCCATGGCTCCTGGGGATCGTAGACCATGCCCAAGGCCAGTTGGCGTTCCAAGGAGAACCGCTTGGCCACCCATGCGTTCACGGATTCAGCGGTTGCCGTGGTGGCTTGGGTCTCGACGCCTTCGAGGTCCATGGCGTACTGCTCGGCCTGTAGGGGCCGGGTGAGGGAGAGGATGAGGGTCTGGGCATCCTCGTCCATCGTGAGGGTGGTGTACCCGTCCTCCTGATACCGCTTGAGGATGCCCGGGTACTCGTTCTTGGCCCACTTGGCAGCAATGGTTCCAAGGGCCTGCACGAGGCGTAGGAGGCGTGCTTGGTACCGGATCTCTGGGAGCTTGGGGTACTGGGGAACAACGGGCCTGGGGAGCTTGGGGCGTCCCTTGGACCGGATGATCTCCTTGCGCCGGGCTTCGGTGAGGAGTTGGAGGAATACGGGATCCATGGGCTACTTTGCCGGAACCTTCGCATTGGGCATCGAGGGAGCTGGAACCTTACCGGACTTGGGCACTGACGCCCTCGGCATCCCCCTGGCCGCAATGGCCGCTTCGGCTTCTAAGCGGCGGATCTCCTTCTCCTCTTCGGCCTCGGGGTCGAAGTTGGCAGAGAGCTTGGTTTCCATGGAATACTTGGTGCCTCCGAACCTGGACTCCCGGACCTCTTCCACGGCGTCCAGGGCTCCCATGTCCACGTAATTCTTGTCCGTGCGGCTCTGGATCTCCCGAGTCTCTGCGATCTCCTTTTCGCTGGGAGTCGAGAGGGGACGGAACTCGAAGGGCTCATCGGGGGCCATGCCGACAGTGGGGGCGATGTGCTGGACCAGACGGGCAATGATGGGCCGGAGCTTGATTTCCTGGTCCGCTTGGATGCTGGCATCGTAGTTCTTCGTGGCCTCTTCGTCCGAGCCCCCGCCGCCTAAGCCCGAGGACGGGATCCCGTAGAGGCGGGGCACGGGGATCTCTGCCACGGCGGCCAACTCTTCCCGGAAGATCATGGCGGCATCACGCCAGCCTGTCATGGTCAGGGTGTCCCGGGAGAATTCGCCACCCTCGGGCAGGAGGATCATGTTGAGGACGGACTTGGCCCTGGCAATGGTGTCCATGACCGTGTTCAGGGATGCCTTGGCGTCGTCGGATCCGGCCAGTAACTCCATGAGCCCGGGGATCTTCTGGACGGCGATGGTGGCTTCATGGATCAGGTTGGCGAAGGCCTTCTGCGTCGTGTCGGAATTGGACATCTGCTCGAAGACGGCCTGAAGGCGTCCCATGCCCCAGTACAGGTATTTCCACTCCTCGACACTGTTGAGGTCCTCGGGAACCGGGATTCCCTTGGAGATAATGCAACGGGAAGCATGGGCCCGGAACTCCCCGGAGCCGTTGACGGCGTAGCGGCGCTGGATCCGGAAGTGCTCGATCTCCTCGAAGTAGGGGGATGCGGCATCGGACACAAGGTCCAAGGGGGTATTGATGCAGAGGGAAGCCGGGTACACCTTGATGAAGGAGATGGGCCGCTTGGCGTTTGGGGACATGGGGTCTTCGAGGCTTTGGGCATTGTCCAGGCCCCCTAGGACCATGATGCCGCCTCGGTACAACTCGGTCCATGTCATCAGGTTTTTGAGGTGGGTCCGGACGTTCAGGAGGTCCATGGCGGCCAGGATCTTGCCGTCTGGGTCCCCGGGGAACTGGATCCAGGAGCGGATCATGTCGTCCGGGCGTGCCGAGACGATCTTGCGGCCAAGGCCTCCGCCCGTGTAGATGCTGGTCAACTCGTGGTCGTCCCGCATGTGGGAGCGGAGGTACTCGGAGTACATGGTCCTATCCTGCCGGCCGCCGAACCCGGAGAGAGCGTTGGCCAGGGAGTCCTGGTGGACGGTCCTGGTGATGGGGCGTCGGCCGTATTCTGCCATGGATGCTCCGTATTTGGGTTATTTGGGGAAAATAGGTTCCGGGGGCCTATTTGGGCAGGAAGAACGAGATTCCGGATTTGGGGGCCGTGTCGTTGTAGAAGCAACGGAGCAAGGAGGCGGCGGAATCCGGGGCGTCGTCGGGCTCGGTGCCCTCCTGGTAGTCGCAGATCTGGTCAATGGCCTTCCGGTCGGAATCCACCATGTCCCAAATGATGTTCTGCCAGTGGTGCAGTAGGTGGGTCTGGATCTTGTACTGCTTGTTCTGCCGTTCCTGGTAGTTGTAGATGTCGGCCGACTTGGAGGTATTGAGTGAGTACCCCTTTGCCGCAAACTTGCCCATGAGCATCCGGTAGGTGGACCCCTTGTCCGGGTTGTTCTCGTTGTAGAAGTGGCGCACCTTGAGCCGGATCATGCGGTCCACGATCTCATCGGCAACTAGTTCCACGTGCTTGGGGCTGGTCCAGACACGGCACTGAATCCACTTGCGGCCGTTGGGGGCGACCTCGTTGGTCTCCTGCATAATGGTCAGGGCTGTCGTGTGGTCCCCGTCGAACTTGGCGTCTAGGTGTGCGACAGCAGGGGTGCGGAGGGCATAGTCCCACTGCCCATCGCGTGCCCGGGCCTGGAACAGGAGATCGTCGGACGCGACGTGCCGCAGTTCGTAGTTAGCCGCGATCATGGCCGGCGTGTTGAGCTTGCAGATCTTGGCGAACTCGGCATCCGAAATCAGGCCCGTAATGGCCCTGGGGTACTTGGAGACGCCAAGGGGGCAAGCGGCATTAATCACGTGCGTCCAGGCGTCGTCCTTGTGCCATGGGGTGCCAACAAACATAACGGACTTGCCACGGTCGATGATGTTGGAGAGCAGTTCCTGCGTGCTCCGGATCGTCTTCTCCCGTTCGGCCTTGGAATAGCGGTCGTCGTCGGTCACGATGTCGTCGCAAAGGGCACGGTCAACGTGGAGGCCCGTAGGCAGGTTGTTGATGCCGTAGGCGCCCAATGATCCTTCCTTGGTGATAGACCGTTTGAAGTCGAACGTGAGGCGGTCTGCGCGTTTCTCCGTGAACTCTGGTGCCTTGCCGTGAACAAGGCGGAATAGTTCCCGAATCTCCTCTCGTTCCATGAGCTGGCGAATAACGGATAGGGAGTCAGCGGCGGCCGTGAACGTCTTACGGATCAGGGCGATACGGTCCTGGGGGTGGAAGAGCCACCACCAGATGATTCCTATTTCCGTGATGGCTGTGGTCTTGTACGCCCCACGGTGCGCCTGTACTCCCGTATGCACTCCGGACGGCTTGCCCCACACCTCCCTGGTCCAGGCGCTATGCATCGGCGTCAAGAGGTCCTTGCCGACCATGCGCCCGATGATGTGGGGGTTCTTGAGGATGTGCCGAAGGAGGTCCTGGTTCCATTGGACCTTATGCAACCTGCACCTCCATGGACCTGTCGAGGACTACGGCGTCCTGTGCGGCTTCTGGACAGATCTCCAGGAACAGGGAGGCTAGTCGGGCCTCGGTCTCCGGGCTCATCTCCGTAGGACCTGCGGGAGCCTGTCCATTGGCAACTAGGATGTTATTGGTGGGCGCTTGATCCTTTTGTCCCAGCCAGTGCTTCCCTAGATGAATGGCCATCTGGGCATTGGGCGGCATAGCTGGACGCACCTGGACGGGGATCCCTGTCTCCTGGTCCTTTTGGTACTCGGCGGCCTGTCCCTGGGCGATTCGGAGCTGTAGCCGCCGGAGACTCATGCGCCCCTTGTCGCGGTGTTCGGCGATCAAATCCGAGAATTTGATAGATAGGGTATCTGGTGAACATTTGAGCACTGAGGCCATTTCCTCATTGGTGCACCCAATGGCCGCCATGGCCTTTACCTGCTCGGGATCAATGTGGAGTTCGGGACGCACTGGGGAGGCTCCAGCCTTCTTCTGCAC